TCATTAGGATCACGTAACTGCCAATCCTTTCCTTGAAGTACCCGCTCCATAAATGTATCTGTAATGTTAACCGCATTAAAAATGTTAAAACACTTACGATTAAAATCACCTCCCGTAGGTACTTTGCACTTTGTAAATTCAACAATATCAGGATGCGATACGTCTAAATACGCTGCATAACTTCCTTTCCTAGTACGTCCTTGCTTCCACGCATTCATGCCGGAATCTATTACTTTAAGAAAAGGAATAGGACCAGGAGCTTTGTCGCTAATGCCACGTACATCTGACCAATGCCCTCCCACGCCACCACCTTTTACTGACAGCCATGCTACCTCTTTCGGATGGTCTACCAAAGACTTCAGGTTATCCCCAATGTACGATAGGAAACAACTGATAGGTAACCCTTTAACTGGCCCCTGTCCTTTTGTACGGGGGGTAGGAGCATTACTAAGCACTGGACTAGAAAACATAAACCAGTTAAGACTTGCATAATCATAGATCCGTTGAGCAAACTCAAAGTCTCCATAACAATAAGCTTCTGCGGCTCGTGCGTAAGCTTCTTGGGGTGATGCTTCCCACGGTAGCATGTAGTAATCTTTCATCAGAGTAAGCCCCTGCTCTGATAATAATTCATCTCTGGAAAGATCTATTTTAACGTTCATTAATTTGAGCCTTATACAAGTTAAATGTCTTATTAAAAATGTGACGCAATTGTTTCGCCGCTTTTTCTTCTGCCGATGATTTGCCCGCACTAGCTTCAACCATCATCAACATTTCATCCGCAAACCCTAGAAGCTTTAAAAGTTGACCTTCTGGCAATTTAATTTTAATTATCTTACGACTCATGTAAAATTCTCTTCGTGATTATAATTACTTCGCTCTTCCATCCGATCTAACAGTCGGTTGATATAAAACCTAGATTTACGATAGTCTTCGATGTTATTTTTCCAAGGCCCACGAACAAGGTACTCTAATGCTCTATCCCAATCCGAATAGTCTGCGTAAGGAAGTACCACCTTTTCTTCCATTAACTTATCTGCCAACGCTTCCCGAATATCGATCCATTCTAGCCCCTCTTTAATTATGTAGTGTGGGGGAGCATTAACCATATCAGTTAACGTAAGGGTATTCTCATTACCTATCGGGTCAGACAAAGTTAAAGTATCTGTATTAGTTAGCGTTATGGTGTCTGGGGAGAGCACCGTGTTAGGTAATTTCATTAAGCTTCTCCTTCTACTACCATGTTTAGTAAATCCCGTTGTTCTTTAGTTAATTTTTTAAAGTACTTAGCTTCTTCAAGGCTTACCACAAAGTCGTAAGGTTGCATTCCCCTCATCGCATATTCAACGCCAGACTGTAGTACTAATGGCATATTAGTTTGTATTAAGTTAGCGAGGCCAGACATGCACAAAGTAAGCATTTCTTCTTGAGTTACGTCAAGATCTTCACTTAAATTTAAATCTTTAGCAGAATAAGTAGGATACACGCCACAAGAAAAAGAAGTACCTCCATTCTCGTCAACCTTAACTCGTATGAAGGCTTCCCCCGGAGCTAACTCTACAGGAATTGTGCTCTCACTCATTAAACCAATCCTCTGGTATTTTCCTATCCGCATACAAAAAGCCGTGCTTATCACACCACATACCGTAGGATGTCTTAGACCCTTTCCTTATTTTAGCATTTGAGTTAGAGAATACAAAACGTATGTCGTAGGATGACTGTTCTTGTATCCATAAATGCTTCTTACGATCCTCTAAAGTAAACCGTCCTTTTGTCTCTATGATAATACCATTAGGTAATAGAAAATCAGGAGTATACGTTCTTCCGGTAGCGGGCTGAGTAAAATTAATCCTTGAAGCAGGATCTTCATACTTAACTGGTAGTCCTCGTTTTTGTATTTGATCGGCTACCGTTTTCTCTAATCCTGATTTATATCCGTATTTTCTAGCGGCTTTACTGAACGTCATTATTATATACCGTGTAGTATCGCCAAGGTTTGTTCTTAGCTTGCGAAGCTTCTACTCGTCGGTATTGTAGAGTAGGCCAACACGAAAATTTAAAGTCACAATACATGCAGTTCTTGGCAATATACTTATTTCCTGTAGGGACTTTCCTAAAAGATTCTTCTACTTCCTCGTAACATCTTTCAAATTTACTATCAGTAGCAATATAATCAAAAGTATCTTGGATAACGTCAGTGTACTCTTTAGAATATTTATTGTCGGCTTCTACAAATTTCCATTCACCGGTAGATTTATTGATAACAATCCAACCCCCGAAGGGCAAGCCACTAGCCTTAGCATAACCAAAGCCTTGTGCCATGTATCCAAACGGATCATCTGCACGTAGTGTCTCGAAATCTTTAAATTTATGCTCAAATGCAAATGGAGAAGAAGACTTTACGTCCCAAACTTTTCCATCTAGCACAACATCATATTCCCCATTAATGGAATCCGTACCCTTTAAGTCTAATGTGACTTTTCCGTGATAAGACTCCACAGGTATTCCTGCACCCCGCATTAACAGTAACGCTAGCACTTCAATAACATCGCCCAAAAGCATCTTCATAATAAAATCATAGGAAGGTTTCTTAGCTTTTTCTGGACTATTCTTTTGCCACCACAGTTGGCACTTAGCTTTACCTGCGTTAGACATTCTTACTGTAAATTTCTGTCTACCTTCTCTAGAAAATTGTTTTACTAATGCCGCCCTAAAGTCAGCACAGGCCAAATCAATTAATTCGTCGTCAACAGGGGGAGCTTCCCCCGCTGACAACTTAGAAAGGTACTCTTTAACCTTTACCTCATAAAGGTGGGGAAGGTTTGACATTATGCCGACTCTGCAAAATCTGCGTCTAGGTAACCTTCTACTTCGGATACCATAGACGAGTCATTTGTATTTGCCTGTTTTGCGTAAAGAGCTTTATTATGAGATTCAAGAATTTGCTTGTTCTCCGCATTTACCGTGTCTAAAAACTTAGCCATTAGTTCCCAATCTTTTGTATCTAATGTCATAGTGTTAGCAAAATCTGGTACGAAGCTCACAGTATAATAAGTTACAGATCCTTTCTTGTGACTCTTGGTCAAAGGTTTGCAGTTTACTTGTTGAAACGTAAGCCGTTGCGTTTGACAGGGGTCAATTACATCCCTGCTAAAAGGAATAAACGACATGCCTTTAAGAGGGAATAAACAAGGAATGTCCTTAACCTCTACAGTTTCTCCAGATGAATTAGTCGCATCAGCTATAGAGACTGTTGCGTACAAGTGTCTGTAGTTTTTAATGTCAGAAAATTTAGCTTTTTCTTCTGGCCCTAACAAAGCCATTTCTTTGCCCGTAGGTTTACCGCAGCGTACCCCGCCATTTTGATCAATCGGAGTATCTTTCATAGTATGAATGATAGTCTTATTCACCAACCCAGAATCATCAAACTGCTTATACTGCATGTGATCCCCGTATACCCGCAAAGTTACATCTTTGCCATAGGCATTGCCCGAAGGTAGTTGAAGAAGAAAATTACCTTTCTCTAATTTATTGCCGTCATCGTCAGAGTCATGGTAGTTTACTTTCAATATAGGCAATCGATTGCCGTCACTCAAGCTACTATTATCTGTTGCACCACCCATTGCAGCCATTAACTGCTCTGGACTCATTCCACTATACGTTGCTACTTCATTCATATACAACATTCCCGTTTAACCAGTTTGATCCACTCTTTATCTCGATGGCGAGTGGAATTACCATATCGTAATTAAACCTTGTTTTTACTTCAGATGCAACCCCTTCCATACATTCTGTTAAAATATCTTTCATAATTTCTTGCTCGCCTGGAAAAACATCGACTACGATTGAATCGTGAACAGTGAGCACACATAAAGATTTTACTTTTCTATGCTTCATCATTTTAGCCACAGAGATACAGGCTAGCGGTACAATGTCTGCGGTAGCAAAAGATTGCACAGGGTAGTTTACAATCTGGGTTGCGTAAGAAATTCTACCATTTGATTTTCTTTCCACATTAGGCCAGAAGAATTGCCGCCCCGAAGGTAGGACTACCATACCGTTTTTTAACACCCCCTGTTTTAATTTCTCATGCCACTCATGCAAGCCGCTATAAATTTTAAAGTATTCTTTAAAATAAGCTTGCACATGGGGAGCTTCTTGTGCCCCTTGCCCCCCAAAAAGCGGTGCAAACGTGTACGCTTTAGCATGTTGCCGTTCATCTTTGGATATTTCTGAAATCTCTTTTTGATTGATAATAGATGCTGTTTGCGTGTGAACGTCTTTTCCTGTAGTCACATCATTATATATCTGCATGTCTTTTGACAATTCCCCCGCCACTCTAAATTCTAGCCCACTAAAATCAGCTTCCATAATCTGTCCATTTTCAAAACGGGAGACAACACACTTGCGGATAGGAAATGTTCCACTGCGAGGTTGATTCTGGAAATTAGGGTCAGAAGATGACAGTCTGCCGGTGGCCGTGATGCATTGATTGAATGTGGTGTGGAGGACATTATTTTTTCTGGTATTTCTTCGCATACCCCCACAAAATGAGGAAAGGTAAACGTTAAGTGCGTTCAATCTACGCATTCCTTGTAAGAAGTCAATAGCATCTTGAGACCCTTTACGTTGAGCCTGAGCTAATAGAAAGTGTAGGGTTCCTTTGTCCGTACTAAACCCATTAGCCGATACATCCTGTACATTCGATGGGACTAATTTAAATCCCGCAATTTTGTCAGTCGGCCTAAACACAGCACCTAGCCCCGCACAAGCCACACATTTGCTTCTATTTTTGTAAGGGCGGCCATTGACTTTTACTTTTTGCACTGTTCCCATACCTGAACAGATTGAGCATTGAGCACCGGTAGTGCGATACAAAATAGTAGTATTATTTTTAACAGCTAACGAAAATGCTTTAGGCGAAATTCTAGGTCTTTGTAACGGTTTGCCCATAGTGTTTAGACCAAGGTTAAATACTTCACGCCATGTATTCTTATCTAACACCTTTCTAGAGTAAACCACCTCTGAGAGTTGAGCAGAAGAATTGAGATTTAATGGGGCATCCCCCATAACTTTGCGGGTTAAAGCGTATAACTTTTCTTGTAACATATTACGCTCTTTTGTAAACTGATCCTCTACTTCATTTAAAGCTTGCACATCAATGTATATACCGTTACGTTCCATTTCTAATAACACAAACAGCATTTCATTCATCATGTCTCTGACTTTACGCAAGCCACTAAATTTAGGCAGCCGGTAGTCGTGCATTTGGGATTCATAAATTTCTAAGCAAGATACAACATCCCCTCTACCGTACTCTTCTACAATATCTGGGTTCATAGCTTCATATCCGATTCCTTTTTTAAAAGTATCTTCCATGAGATCAGATCGTTTTAAAGTAACTTTTCGTCTTTTAGCAATCTCACTTAAAGACAGTGAGAGCTTTTGCCCACGGGCAAGCACATACTCCCCGATCATTGTACAGTACACATCACAGGTTATATTAAATCCTGACTCTATAAGCCACATCATATCGAATTTTGCGTTGTGCGCTACTAGCAGATCGGCAGAATCTAAAATGTTCTGCAATCTAGTAAACGCAGCTTTAGTGTCACATTCTAAATGATTATGCTTAAAGAAAAAATATTCGCCAGTATCATCCCCTAGTAATTGTACACCACAAGACACAAGATAGTTATCAGGATTAAATGGACTACCATCCAAGCCTCTCTCGGCTTTTCTTACAGTAGTCTCTACGTCTACTCCTACTACTTTCATAAATCACCTATCAATCCACATATCGAGATAGTTTTGGCTGTATATTACAAATAATTGTACCGTGCCATCCGGTTATTTTATTTTTACCGATAGTCAGATGCCGAGTGTAATCTGGCTCATCGTCTATACCAGATATAGAATGTTTTCCTATGCCAATAATTATATCTGCTTCGGCAAATTTACCGGTTTTACTTCCTTCCATTTCTGAAGGATTAAGGCGAGTTTTACCTTCCGCATCCGCTGAAGCTTGGCTAACCGCTATGAATGCAAGGTCATGCCGTTTAGCTATTTCTCTTGCTTGCGTGTATATCTCCCGCAATTTTTCATCGGTGCGACTAAAATTTCCGGTAACTTGAACCTTATCTAGTTGATCTACTACAAGAACGTCAGGATTGTACAGTTCACAATATGCGTCAATCTGTTCAATAGTTACTCCCTGAGCATCATACATATTTACATTTTCATAAATTGTACGCCATTCGTTTGCTACAAATTTAGGATCTGCACAGATTTCTTCTTTCGTAACACCCGTGAATGCAGACATGGCCCGCAACATTGTGCGAGACGCTTTTTCTTCATTAACGAATGTATGAACATTGGCTCCTTGTTCTGCAAATCCATCGGGGCCATAGCAGAACGATACATGACTAGCGGTTTTACCCGTTTCTGGTCTAGCAAATATAATGCACAGTTCTCCCCCTGCGACTCCAGGCAACTTATCTCTGAGTGCCCTAATATTAAATGTCCAACGAGAATCTTGTTCGTTTTCTTTTAATAGTTCAAACACATCTTTAGTACAAGCTTTAAGTTCTACGCTAGGAGTAAAGTCGTCTTTAGTTTTTTCTATGATTCGCTTTATTGGCGTTAGCTCTGTAATAAACCCCTCAAGCATATCGTTGCCGATATCCATAATGTCTCTTCCGATCTTTATTCGCCATGCATTCTTTAATACTTCTTCAGCAACTTCAATGGATAACGGTTCCGCAACGGCTAATTCTTTAAGAAGGATACGTATGTTTTGTCTTTTCGCTGCGGATTCACTAGGATTATCTATTTCATACAGCGCAGCCACATCTTGAATTGTAATACTTTCAGAAGACTTTTCATGTGCTCTCAATATACTTTTGTATACTGGCTTATAATCGGAGTTATCAAACATTGAAGCACATATTCTATGCTTATTAGAATCGTAAAATTCTTTGTTTAGCAATAGCTGTATTAATTCCGGTTGAGGTTTCACTACTTTCTCCCGCAGTTATAATTTCATTTATTTTTTGTTTTAGGCTTGCCATAAAATTTCAGCCAGCATACATCACATAACCGATCAGGCCAATGAGAAAGTTTAGCATCGGTATTTTCATTACAGTGATCACACTTAATTGACTTTTTCTTGTTCATCACCTGCCTCTTTTACCGTAAAATTTCATCCAGCATTTAGCACACAGATATTCAGGAACATTTCCAAGTTTAACATCTGCTCTTTGATCGCAGTGGCTACACTTAAAGAGTCTATCTGTCATCAGTCCAAAACCTTTTTCTGCTGAATTTAATTTCAACCCAATCACCTACTGCCGCTACTAATCCGAACACTAAAAATAGGCTGGCCAACAATGCAATTAACACAAAGGCATTTATCATTTTTGACTCCATTTTTTTGTAATCATCCAATGGAGATATGGAACTGGGCCTAACCATGCAGCCGAACTTATTTTATCTTCCTTCTGTTGGACAGGAATGTTTAATTTATCACTATGCTTGCTTAAAAAGTTATGAATAGTTGTTTTCTTTTTCCCTAACACTTCCGCAATCTCACTGTGGGTGTGATTGAGCAAACGCATTTCGACTAAGACATTAACCTCATCTTTAGTCCATGTGTACGGAATCCGATCCTTTATCATTAATTTAATCTCCAAGGCTTCGTTATTGTCCAATGGCGATATGGAACTGAACCTAACCAATCTTTGTCTAACTTGGTGGGAGCTAATGCAGTCACCCCACCTAGCGCAATCGTTTGTCTTCGGACACTGTTTATCTGTTCTTGGTCACGATACGGCAAGTTTCTTCGTTTTCTTACTTTTCCCATCATTGCTTTAACCTGCGGAATGGTTCTACCTAGCTCTAACGCAATATCGTGATTACTTGTTCCGGCAAGATACAAATCAATCATCGCCAAGATTTCTTCCTCCGGCCAAGCGGGTGCGAACCCTCCTTGTTTTCCAGAATTTGCTCTAGCTTTACTCACTTAACACCCCTCGTATTTTAGATTTAAAAACATTGTGGGTAAATTTTGCTACGGCTAGTAGTATATTGTCAAGCAAAAAAAAAGCCCCTCCGAAGAGGGGCCATACACAGGGAGTAAAACAAATAACTCATCGCAGTTACTTGTTGAGCAATGACCTAACGCATTCGGGAGTAAAGTACTTTAGGTCATCTGTTAAGAACATTACCTCAGATGGTACATAGACCGCAAGCATTTTTTGCATTGCTATTGCTTTTTTAGACGCATCCGCATCTAACGCTACAATTATATTATCAAAAACCCGCAATTGATTAATATGCTGATCATTAAGAGATGTCCCTAGCAGAGCGACTCCTGTATGTCCCGCAGCGAACACAGTACACGCACTAGCGCAATCTTCTACGAGTACCGCAGTTCCTTTTCTTTTTCCGCAAAAGAACATTAGATCTTTCCTTTTATCATAGCGTTTCCATTTAGGCACAACTCCGAATCCCAATGCTCTGCCTGTAGCACCAATTATATTTCTGTTAGCATCGTGTACTACAAAGACACATCGGTGTTGTGCGAAATCATACATGATCGTGGTATATCCACTGTCAATTGACGATTGTATATTCATTTGTTTAATGTATTCTTGGACGGCAAAGTTTTCGTAATTTGTAGAAGTACTTGCGGGCATATTAAATTCAGGTGGGGAAGTATTACTAGATTCTTCTACTCCCCCCTGAACTCTCTTAAAACGAGCTTTAAGAGCATCTACGGAACGTGTTTGTGAGATGCCTCCTTTTGTGCCACAAGAATTTTTATAACAGTTGTATAATACCCGCCCATCCACACGAGATACAGTAAATGTGTTATTTCCCCCGCACTCAGGACACGAGACACGTTTAGTTTCTCCGTCTCTTATGTCCAATCCTTTCACGTATTCTTTTGCATTCACTGTTGACATTTTCCTAGCACATGATTTATGGTGATTAACATACCCGCTGTTAAGCGAACAGTCAAATCAAAAGACACGCCAACCAAATAAATCAAAAGACACGCCAACCAAATAAATCAAAAGACACGCCAACCAAATAAATCAAAAGACACGCCAACCAAATAAATCAATTGGCCTAGCTTTTGATTTGCTTGGTTAGCCATCCCGCATATCATCTACCCCCGCCCTGGACTAAAGTATTATAAACTAAAGTATAATACGTTACATCGTATCTGATATGCTAACTTGATGGTCACACTAACGATGAGGATTAAACGAATGAAGTATGTTTTCAGCGAGATTCCTAACACTAGGGATGGAAAAAAATTGGTTACTTTGATGCGAAAGTACTTGAATAAAAATCAATATTCGTTACGAATTCGTGGTCAATACATGAATGAAGTGGCGAAGAAAAACTGGAGGAAATATGAGATGGGGCAACCGTTGTCGTTGTCGAAATGTCTACGAGTTTATGTTGAAACTAAATAGGAGAAATGCACAATGAAACAACGAAAGCCGATTGATATGACAGCCAGTCAGACTAGTGAGACTGCGAACCAATATCTTGCTCAGGGGGCTATAAAAAATGTTCTTTGCATGCTTGAAGACCCCGAATCGGTGGAGCATTCAGGCAATGGAACAGTTTCCATAATCGTCGATGAAACTTTATGGAATCAGTACGTGAATGATCGGGACATTATTGGTACTGCAATACTGTTTTTTTTATAGGAAAAGGAATTGGCATAATTAATTCATTCTAGTAATGCAATACTGCAATATTAATTCATTCTAGTAATGCAATAAGGAGAATATTAATGAGTAATATAGGGATTTACCGATATCCTCACGGAATTTCATTAAACGGATGTGAGTGGGTACTAACAGAAAAAGATGATCTAATGCTGTTTGATAGCTCAGA